CGGAACAAAAGGAGAACATACAAGAGCATTTCCTGGAAGGATGGTTGAGGACATTCTGAAATGTTTCCCAGACGCTAATGTAGTTCTTGACCCATTCGCTGGCTCTGGAACCACTAGTGTGGCGTGTAAAAATCTAAATCGCAAATATATCCTTATAGAAAAAGAACCAGAATACATAGACATTATCAAAAAGAGATTATTATGAAAATATACAAATATGATGAGTGTTTAGAGATAATTAAAAACTATGACCAAAGAACAAAAAAAACAAATTAAAAAAGCCAAGAAAAGACTAACTACCTTGATTAAGTATCATCTTTAGTGGTATAATTGGGGAATGGAAAGAGGCCGACCTATAAAATTTCAATGCTTCACTCCCAGCTTCACTCCCAGCTTTACTCCCAGCTTTACTCCCACAGTAGAAGAACTAGAAAAAGTAGGTAGTGGTAATGTTGTGTTTTATGGCGAAAGATTCTCATTTGATGATTTTAATAGTGAGAGAGACTTGATTGATTATATTGTTAGTAACATTAATTTATTTGTTAAGGAATATCTAAATGACTCGCTTGTTTCTTTTGAGGTTGATATGCCAATAAACAAACAAATTAGATTATCACCCAGAGGAAGAAGAATAGATTTATTTATAAAAGGAAAAAGGGGTGTTTATATTGTAGAAGCAAAAAATGGTAAAAATACTAATGAAATAAGACAGTCTATTGGTCAAATACTTGATTATGGTAGGGAGTTTCTTGACCCGAAAAAAGAGATGATTTTAGTTTCTACCACTTTTGATATGAATACAGCAAAGACTATTAAATACTATAATCTACCAATTAGATATATAATATTTAGTAAAGACAGGGGATTAGAATTAAATATATGACAAAACCAATACTTGGGGGAGCTCCCTTAAAATTTGAAACACCAGAAGATTTAAGGATTATATTACAATCCTACTTTGATAATACACCACCAGAAGAATGGACTGTCACTGGTTTAGCTTTAAGGGCCGGGTCTAAGCAACTCTTGAATGACTATGAAAAAAGAGATGGATATATAGATATTGTTAAACAAGCAAAACTAATAGTAGAAAATGGATATGAGATAGACCTTAAAAAGCACGGTAGAACTGGAACTATTTTTGCCCTAAAGAATTTTGACTGGAAAGACAAAAACGAAACCGACATAACATCAGACGGAAAGCCAATAGTTATTCCAAGTGAGTTAATAAACAAGAATGATACTCCACGAAGCACAGAAACAGATAGCAGTTGATACCCATAGATTTAGAGTAGTAAATTGTGGGCGACAATTTGGCAAAACAACTTTAGCCATACTAGAAATGGTTGCTAAGGCGGTATTCAAAAAGAACCAACGAATCGCCTATATAGCACCAAACTACCAACAAGCTAGAGATATAGCTTGGCAAGAGTTAAAAAAAGTAGCCCAACCAATAACAGTAACCACCAATGAATCAAGACTGGAAATCATTATCAAGACAACTGATGGCGGAACATCAACAATTGTTTTAAGGGGTTGGGAATCGGTAGAAACACTACGAGGACAGCAATTTGATTTTCTAGTAATTGACGAGGTGGCAATGATGAGAAAGTTTTGGGTTAATTGGGAAGAAGTTTTACTCCCAACCTTAACTGCCCGAAAGGGTGATGTATTGTTTATCTCAACCCCCAACGGATTTAATCACTTCTACGAACTCTATAACCTCCAAGATAAAGACTTTAAATCATTTCATTTTACTTCATACGATAATCCTTTTCTCCCGAAAGATGAGCTAGAAAGCCACAAACAAAGAATGTCAGAAGATTCCTTTGCTCAAGAGTATATGGCTGACTTTAGGAAGCGAGAGGGATTAGTTTTTAAGGAATTTAGACGAGAACTACACTTAACAGAAAAAGAACCTGACCACACCATAGATTTTATAGCTGGAATTGACTTTGGTTTTACTAATCCAAGTGCGGTAGTGTTTATTAAGAAAGACCACGATGGGCGATTTTGGGTAACTGATGAATGGTATAAAACAGGTCGCACCGAAACTGAGGTCGCTGATTATGTGTATTCTTGTCAGTTTAATGCTGTTTATCCTGACCCAGAAAATCCATCAGCAATAGAGGTTTTAAAACGCAAAGGAATTCCGGTTAAAGAAGTCCGAAAAGGTAAAGACTCGGTCATCACAGGAATAAACTTTATCAAAGACCAATTCAGACAAAACCGATTATTTATCCACCCCCGTTGTATAAATTTAGTTAGTGAATTAGAGACCTATCATTACGAGGAGGGAAAGGAAACGCCCGAAAAAGAAAAGGATCACGCCATTGATGCCTTACGATATGCCCTACACAACTCCCGAACCGACATACAAGACCCCTTCTTTGCCCAAAGAATGTTCATTGAGAGAGAAAGAAACTTGCGACCAAATTCAATTTAGTGTATAATTAAGACAGTTGCGGGCTTAAGTAGTGATTTACCAAGAAGTTCAATCAATTATTGACCGATATGATAATCCAATCTCCATAATGGAGGGGTTGGATTTTTCGCAGTCTGATACAATTAGGGTGGCGGAGTTTTATAGCAACTCCAAATACTTAGGTGGGGATATTGATGAGCTAGGAAGAACTAAACCATTTTATAATATCGTCAATTTCCGTGTAACCTTAGCCAAAGTCGCAACCGATATGGATGTTAAAGATGTCTATATCACCTCCGACAATCCCGCCCACCAAGTTAAGTCAATGCTCTTAAATGCCGAAGCGTATGAGTGGATGAAAGAGTCAGACTTTTCAACCTTTTTAAATAAGTTAGGATACAAACGAGCTAAATATGGTGGTGTCATCATCAAGAAGCGAGAAGAAAAAGGCAAACTAACCTTAGATGTTGTTGACTGGCGAAACATTTACACCGACCAAATAGACATTTTAAACAACCTAATAGTTGAGGAACACTACCTAACCCCGATTGAGCTTAAGGCCAAATCTAAGGTTTGGGATGATGTAGATGAAGCCCTTAAAGAACTAAAAGAAGTCAACGCCAAAGCCCGAAAAGAAGAAGATAAATTAGACAGAATCAAAGTCTACGAAGTCCACGGCCAATTTCCTATTAAATTCCTAAAAGAAGCTAAAGGTGAAGAATGCACTGAAGACGATGAGTTTGAATACTCTCAACAGGTTTATTACATCGGTGTTATCAAAGACAAAACCTATTACTTCTTCTCGGACACCGAAAAGGAAAGCCCGTATGATTATCTACCGTGGGAAGAAATGGAAGGTAGAGCTTTGGGGCGAGGTGTAGTAGAAGATTCCGAACAGGCACAAATCTGGACTAACCACTCTGTAATCAACGAGAACAACGCTATGGACTTGGCGGGGCGGGTAGTAATGAAAACCAACTCCAAGAAAGTTGGTCAGAATATCTTAGAAGTAGATACAGGTAAAATCTTTGAGCTTGAAGAAGGGGCTGATATAAATCCCGTTAATTTAACACCGTCGGCCTTAGGTCAGTTCCAAAACCAAATCAATCGCTGGCGAGATCAAGTAGACAACGCCACTTCGGCTTATGATGCTATAACAGGTGAACAGCCACCATCAGGCACACCTTATTCACAGTCAGTTTTCTTATCACAAGTAGCTTCACGGCCCTATGACTACCGCATAGAAGAACAAGCTATATTTCTCAACCGACTATTTACTAGGTGGATTATCCCCCACCTTAAAAAGCGACTTTATAAAAAGCATATTTTGGTTTCTGAATACTCCGAAGATGAGTTGAAAGTAATTGATAATGCTTTTGTTAAGCATACGAATAAGATTTTTGTTGATAAGTTGTTAGAACGGCCGTTATTGGGCGAACCACTAACTCAATCTGATTATGATTCTATGCTAGAAAATTTAATGTCAGAGGTTAAAGGTTTTGGCTCAAAACGATACATAGAAATCCCCGAAGGATACTTTGATGATATAGAAGCCAAGATAACCATAATGACCTCTAATGAGCAGAAGAACAAAGCAATTATTCTCCAGTCGTTATCTAGCGTCTTACAGACTGTTGTCGCTTCATACGACCCAAACACTAGAAAATTTGCTGTCCTTGAAGAACCTAAACTATCTAAGATTTTTGGATTATTACTAGAAACATCAGGTATTCCAGGATTAACTCCTGCTAGTTTGGGAATTGGTCAGCAGTCAGAGGGCGAAACCCCAGCTCCATCAACCCAACAAATGCCCGAATTATTAACCGGAGCTTAGTATGCAGATTGATATATTAAAAAGTTTTTACGATAATAATGTTATTAGAGACGCTGTCCACGATTATTTAATCTCTTTCTTAGAAGAAAAAGTAATTGAAAGAGCTTTTGCGGGGAAAGAAGTTAAAGACATCGCTGAAGCTAAAACAGTTATTGAAAAAGCGTTTGCTAACTTAGAAGGAAAGTATGAAAACAAAAAGAACATCAACACCAGCCCGAGGTAGAGTAGGTAGAAAAGCCCGACGATCAGTTATGAGAGCTAAGGCTCGTTTTAAATAATTTATTAGCTTGTCTGGTAAGCATATTCCAGGCGAGGTTTAATCCAGCCAAAAATGGAAGACGAAACACAGGCAGATGAGACCATAAACTCATCCGTTGATGAAAACAACGAAGAAGAAACACAGGAAGAAGAATCCCAGGAGCAATCCCAAGATGACGATTCCGACTTAGAAGCTCTAAAGGCCGAGTTAGAGAAAGAGCGTAAAGCTCGTCAACAACTCACTGCTAGAGCTAAGAAAGCTGAAGCCGACTTACTTGCTTCTAAAAAGTCGCAAAGTAAAACTTCAGCATCCGCTTCTCCCGATGTGGATGAACGAATTTTAAAAGCTAATGGTATGTCCGATGAACTCCTAAAAGAGTTAAAGGTCATATCTAAGGTGCGAGGTGTTGCATTGATTGATGCTCAAAGCGACCCCGTATTTAAAGCAATTAAGGATAACTACGAGAAAGACCAAGCATCTAATGAAGCATCTCTTGGGGCGTCTAAGGGTTCTGGGCCATCAAAACCCAAGAAAACCCCTAACACACCAGGAATTTCAAGAGACGAACATAAAGAGATGTTTAAGAAGATGGTAGGATAGTTCTTTTACAAACGGAGAAGTCTTATTAGTTAACATTTACTATAATGGCTTTTCCAACAGATACACACGATGGAACTTCACTAGCAAACTCTATTCCCGCATTGTGGGGAGAGAAAATCAATGAGTTCTTTCGTGCTAAGTTAGTTGCAGCTCCCTTCTTCACCGACCGAAGTGAGGAATTGGCTGGAGGTGGCAATATCCTTTACACGCCAAGTGTAACTGAATTAACTGCCAGCTCTAAGACCAATGCTGCCGCTGTAACTCTTAATAACCCAACCGACCCGAAGATAACCTTGACGGTCAACCAATGGTATGAAGCTTCCTTTGCGATTGAAGACAAAGAAGCTGCACAGGTAAAACACTCCTATACTTTGATGGAGCGTTACGCCAAAAGTGCTGCCTATGCGGTTGCCAAGCAATTGGATGGAGCAATTGTTGCTCTATTCTCAGGTTTCTTAAACACAGTTGGTTCATCTACTGCTGATGTTGCCGATTCAGACATTCGTTCTGCTATCGCCAAGATTACTGGTGAAGATGTCCCGTTTGAGGAATGTGCTTTCTTTGTTCATCCCGTCGTTTTCTGGGATCAGATTCAAGGGATTGATAAATTTTCTCTTGCAGTCAACTCTCCAATTAACGACCCAACAGCAAAGACACCAGCAGGTTATCTATATGGCCAACCTGTGTATCAGACCACACAGATTGATTACGTTTCAGGTACAACTGGTAGGGTTAACGCACTTGCTCACCCTGACGCTATTCACTGGGCAACCTCTCCTTTGGGAGCTGGTGGTTCAATGGGTCAGTATGTCGGTTCGGGCGGTGTTAGAGTTCAGTCAAGCTATATCCCGCAGTATCTTTCAACAGTTACTACCGCAGATGTTCTCTACGGTGTAATTGAAAACCGAGATGGGGCTGGTGTAGTAATTTATTCATCCGAATAAGTTGTTTGTGCTTCCTGTCCACTCCTCTGTGCGGAACAGGAGGCACAGCAGAGGAAATAACTGAGGAAATAACTATGGAAAAAAAAGAAAAACCAAAAGTGGTGGTTTCACCAAACCCAATTAAGACATCAGAGATGTTAGACATTGACGGTAATGTGATTGACCCCGAAACAAAGGTAATAATTAAACCTAACCCAATTAAGACATCAGAGATGTTAGACATTGGAAAAAAAAGAAAAACCAAAAGTGGTGGTTTCACCAAGCGAAAAATGAGAGCTTATTTCGTAAGTTCAGGACTTCAAGGATGCTATATTGTGAGGTGTCTTTTACCTTTAATGGCTAATGGTTGGGATGGCGACCAAACCTCATTTATTCCCCACGCTAAAACCCCCGAAGATAAGAAAACTGCAGCCACCAATGCCGAGGTGATTGTATTTCATCGCCCCGAACATCCAGACAGACTAGAATTAGCTCGTATTCTTAAAACAATGGGTAAGAAGATAGTTTTTGATAACGATGACACCTACAAAGATGATGAGTCAGTTAAGCTCAATGAGTATATGTCAAAAGAGAGAGTTAAACGGGGGCTTAAGAAAATAAACGAGGTAGTAGATACTTTCATATCTGAAGCCGACCTCGTTACTACCACCACCGACTTTTTAGCTGATGAGTATCGGAAACTAAACAAAAATGTTGTTGTCTTGCCTAACTGTATTGATCCATTTATGTTTGATGAACCACTAAGAAACGACAGCGACAAAGTAAGAATAGGGATAACTGGTTCGGTTGGTCTGTCAACTGATTTGGATATTTTAGTGCCGATAATCAGACACTACGAACACGACCCACGAGTTACTATTGTGTTCTTTTCTTTGATGAAAAACCCCAGCAAAACAGTTAGGGAAATCTACGAAGACGAATACAAACTCTTAGAGTCGCTTAATGTTGAATGGCATCCCTTAGTCCCAGCTTTTGAGTATTACAATAAAATAAACAGCTTAAAACTAGATTTACAGATTATTCCCCGACAAGATAATTATTTTAATCGCTGTAAATCCAACATTAAATTCTTAGAAAGCTCAATGTTTGAAATTCCTGTCGTGGCTCAAGGTTTTGCCGACGGTCTATCCCCCTATCAAGCCAATCCCGAAGATACTAAACATATGTTAATTGCCCACAATCAAGACGAATGGATAGAACATATTGAAATGCTAATAGAAAACAAAGAAAAAAGGCGGGAAATGGGTCGTGAAGCCCGTCAGTATGTAGAGGAAAATTATGATATAGAGAAAAAAGCTTATTTATGGGAACAAGCATACAAGAAACTGTTGTCGTAGTACCGACAATTAGACCAGAGAAGATACAAAACTTCATTAAGGTTTGGGGTGTTGAGCCGATTGTTGTTTATGACGGCAAGAAACCTAAGGCCACCTATCAAGGAAAGACTTATAGCGTCAAAGATATAATGGGAAAATACTCGGACTTGATATTTAACTTCAATGACGGAGTTAGAAATCTTGGCTTTGCTTTGGCTTATAAGCTAGGAGCAGAAGTTATTGTTAGTCTAGACGACGACACACTTCCGCTGGGCGATACGATAGGCGACCACTTAGAGGCTCTAAACAAACATTTTCCTATTACTTGGATGAATACTGCTAACGAGGTTTATATGAGGGGTTTTCCTTATAAGAAACGCCAAGAAGCTGAATGCGTCTTCTCTCACGGAGTTTGGCAAGGTGTAGCTGATTTTGACGCTTCTACTCAACTTGTTTTAGGCACAGACCAGCCCACTTATCCTAAAATGCCCGTTCCTAAAGGTATTCTGTTTCCGGTTTGTGTGATGAATGTGGCGTTTAAGCGTAAGGTTTTACCTTATTACTATCAAGCCCCAATGGTAGACGGCATAAATCGCTTTGCTGACATCTGGTCAGGCGTTGAGATGAAGAAAGCCATTGATAAGAAAGATTGGTGTGCAGTTACGGGCTTTGCTAAGGTTCGCCACGAAAGGGCTAGTGATCCTTATGTTAACTTAATCAAAGAAGCTAAAGGAATCCAGATGAATGAAAGCTACGGACAGGGGGAGTATTTTAGGTTTTATCAGGATAAAATTAAGCGTTGGCAAGACTTTTTATGCAAATAACAGGATTTACACCACTACCTAAGAATATACAGGGCTGGAATGGCGAGTCGCTTATAATAATTTTTGGATAATAAAAAAATGAAAGGAATTGTAATCACAACCAGCGAAGCGACGAAAGTGTTCCTACCAGAGCTTCTAAAGAGCATTGAAGATAAATATTCGATTCTAGTGGTGGGAAACCAAACATCAGGTGAGCATATAGACATAACTAACGAATGGAACGGCTTTGAGCTTGGTGGAATAGGTAGGGGTTATGAGAACTTTGACGAGTTTGTTCACCTTATGGACACCTGTGTTATCAAGGACAATAAGATGTTTGATATTATGTTTGAGCATAAAGGCAGTATGTATTTATGCGACTATTTTTTTTCTTATCTAGGAAAATACCGCAAGGAGATTTTGGATTTGGTCGGTGTTCCAAAAATAAACAACAAACGAGATGCTATTGCCTTAGAGAATAGATGGAATGGTGAATACCTAAGGAACGACCCAGACGCTAAGCAGTTTATACAGTCATTACCGATTCACACAGACAAATTTATTGAGAAAAATGGCCGAACTAATATGGTTTTAGAAAATGACTATATTATTAAGTATAAAGCTACTTGGGGAAAATGATTTATTATTTCACACCCTGGAACTCCGATTCAGAGATATTTTGATGACGGTTATCCTGATAATTTAGGTTTTGTGGATACTGCCATTGTCGCCAGACGCAACAACAAAAAGAACCGAGAGTTTAACGAGGCGTGGTGGCAAGAGGTTAGAGATAACACTGAAAGAGACCAACCCCCATTTATGTATTTAGCTTGGAAGTTAAAATTAGATTATTATGTAACCCCGTTTATGTGGGAAGCCACTTGGCAACCACAACACGGATAATAAGAGGATAAAATTATGATTAAAATAAAAAACCCACAATTATTAAAATGGATTAAAGAAAAAGAGGATTTAGTTATTAAGGGTAGAGAGATTAGTAAAGAGATTGAGGCCGTTATGAATGAATGTAGTGAGTATGAAGCCGAAGAAAAAAAGATAACAGCTAATGTCAAACCAAAAGAGCTAGGTAAAAAGGCCGAAGCTCTTAAAAAAGAAATCAATAAAAAGATTAAAGAGTTTGAAAAATTGGCCGAAAAGATAAGAGACGAGAAACTAAAAGCTATCCCTAAAGAGATTAAAACCAAACACGAGAGGGCGATGGAAAAGAAAGAGGAATTAGAACGAAACCGAAACAAACTAGCTCTTAAAATACAGAAAATTAAAGACCGAATGGTGCCGATTATCCACCAAGAAGTAAAACCACATCTTAAAAAGTATGAAGACATCCAAAGTGCTGAAGCTGTTGGCGATGAGGTGGTAGTTAAAATCTTTTCTTACCTAAAAGACTGGAAAAAAGCTTGGGATGAGAGAAAAAAGAAACAAACACCCTAAACCCGCCATAACCACCGCAACTTGTGGCGGGTTTTGGTTGCTGGTTGGGCTTTAATAGTGTATAATATATAAAGCGAGTAGTTGCGGACTTGTTTCGTAACTATGCAATTCTCTAACACAACAACAAAAGACGGCTTAATTCAAGATTGTGAGTTAATCTTGTTTGATGACTATGGAACAATAAGTGGAGACGCTACTAGATTGGCGACATTTACTCGTCTAATTAACCGAGCTTACGATAAGGCGGCCACGATTATAATGGAACACGACAATCGGTGGCAGTGGGATGATACCAATCAAACTACTCAACCAATCGGCTCAACAGACCTAGTAGATGGACAACAGGATTATGTTTTTGATGTTACCCACTTAAGAATAGTTAAAGCCTTAGTTAAAGATTCATCTGGTAATTCAATTATTGTTAATCCAATAGATATTCACGATCCAGAAGGTAGAAGTATGTATCAAGAATCACCGACAGCTGTTGAGGGTGTGCCTATAATGTATGACAAACTGGCTAATCTAATTAAACTCTATCCAACACCGAATTATGACTATACAAGTGGCTTGACGGTTCACTTTCAACGAGGGCCGTCTTATTTCGTTTCTACTGACACCACTAAAGTTGCTGGTATTCCGTCAATCTTTCACCGCTATCTATCAGTTACCGCTTCAGCTGACTACGCTATCCAAAAGCAACTAGGAAACAAAAACGATTTATTCTCACTTTCTAAAGAATTAGAAGAAGATATTAAAAAATGGTATCAAAAAAGGTCAAAAGACGAACAATTAACATTAAGAGCTAAAATAAGAAGTTCAAAATGAATGAGATAAAAATAACAGGTCGGGTAAATTTAAAATGCTACGACAAAAACGGTAACCTCAAATGGGAAGTAGATAAAGACAACCTCATCACTTCAGCTGGTAAGGCCGCCTTGGCTGGTTTGGCTGGTGATACAGGTTCAATAGACGCATTTACTTATCTAGCTGTTGGAACAGATAGCACAGATGTCAATGTCAACCAAACTACGCTGGAAGCAGAAATTACTGACACAGGACTAGCAAGGTCAGCGGCTACGGTTACTAGAACAACCACTACTGTAACTAACGACACACTAACATTAGAGAAAACTTGGACAGTCACAGGAACAAAAACTATTGAGGAGGCGGGGGTGTTTAACGCATCTTCTGATGGGGTTATGCTCGGTAGAGCCTTAACCACTTCTAAATTAGTTAATAATGGTGAAGACCTTGTTTTAAGTTATAGTATTAAGTTTGCTTAATATTGAGTTTGCTTAAAATTTATTTAAATAATGGCGACCATTGAAACCTTTACATCAACTGATACTTGGGAAGCACCAGCAAGCATAGATGTTGTTGTTGAGTGTTGGGGTGCTGGAGGTTCTGGTGGTGTATCTAATGAGGGCGGAGGTAGAGCTTCAGGTGGTGGCGGCGGAGCATATTCTAAAAAAACCGTAACAGTTGTTAAGGGGACAGAATATACTGTAACTGTTGGTGCTGGTGGGGCTGGTGTTAGTGTTGGGGCAAACGGAAATGCTGGGGGAGACTCTTGGTTTAGTGCCGACAATGTAGTTTTAGCCAAAGGGGGTGGAGCGGGAAATGGTGGGGGGGACTCAAGTGCGGCTTCGGCTGCTGGTGGGGCTGCTGCTAGTGGGGTTGGTGATGTAAAGTATAGTGGTGGTGCTAGTGGTACAAATAGTTTTGGAACTTATGGTTCTGGCGGTGGCGGTGGAGCTGGTGATAGTGCCAGTGGTGGAGCTTCAGCATCTAATCCAACAACAGAAGAAGCAGCGGCTGGTGGAACAGGTGGTGCTACGGGTGGTGGAAACGGAGGTGCTGGGGCAAGAGATACTGATGGTGGTGCTGGTAATACAATAGGTGGAGGTTCGGGTGGAGTGATGATTGGTGATTCGGGTTCTTATTCTTCTTTAGCTGGTGCGAGGGGGGAAGTTAGGGTTACATATCCTGAATTAGCGTCAATAACCGACACCACAACAGCAACCGACTCTATTTTAGTTGGACTAAGTGTGGTTGTATCTGAAACAGCAACGCCAACCGACTCAGTTTCAGCTTCAACCCAAGATACTGAAATTTGGTCAAACAAATCAAAAGGAAGTGATACTTGGACAAACAAAACAAAATGACACAAGAAGAAAAACAACAATTAAATGAATTACTGGAATGGAAAAGGTCTTTTGATAGGTCGGGGGCTATTTCATTAACCAATGACCAAGTTTTTAGAGGCAGATTTAGAATGGTCAGTGATGTTAGCACGGGGGCATCTTCAACCCAAAACATAAGTTTAACTGGCGACCCCCAAACAATTACAGTTCCAGCTACACCCACAGGGACATTAAAAGTTATCAATTCAGATGGTAAAATCTTTGAGCTTTTATACAAATGATTAAATTTCCCAAACAATTAGTTCAAGACAATGAAAGCGACCATAATGGTATTGTGTGGTCTTCTAATAATCTTGATTTACACACCAATAAAGGTAGGGTAAAAATAAGCCCCAAAAGTATTATCACCACAGATGCTATTACAGACTTGGGCAGACCTGTTGGGTTTGCTGTTAGACCTGCCTTAGTGAGTGGCGACAGGCATATTTACACAGTGGCTGGAAGTTATGTTTGGGGTATGAATTCTGACACAGGAAATGCCACGGCTTTCACAAAAATAACAGCAATAGGAGCGCCAGGAACGGGTGGTGGTGTAGAAAACGCCTCATCTTCTTATTCAGATATTATTTTAGCTTGGAGTAAGTATTTTGTGGTTTCCACGGGAACAAGGGTTAGATACAAAAGCTCGGATAGCACCCTTACTGATTCTTGGACTGCGATTGACGGAGGTCTACCATCAGGAAATCACATACTGACTGTTCTTGGGGATAGGTTGTATGTTATTTCCAATAATGGAAATGCTCGTGAAATTAAATACACTACCCCAGCTTTCGGAGAATGGGCTGTGGGAATTGACCTTATCTCTACTTATGGAGTTAGTTTTATTTCAACACTAAAAGCAGGAACAGATGTTTTGTGGGTAGGAACAGTAAATAGAAATGGAAACTTTTCATATATTTTTAAATGGAATGGTGTCGCTGGGGCGGCAAGTTCTAATGTACCTTATGTTTTGGACGGGTCATCGGGCGTTTTGGCGATGGTAATGAAAGAAAACACCCCGTGGGTGATGACGGTTGAAGGAAGACTGATGTATTTTAATGGGGGCTCTTTTGTGGAAGCACCAAACGGGAAACTTCCAGTGAGAAAATTACTAAAAAATTCCTTCTTCAATGATAACGACAGGTGGATTCACCCTAACGGAATGGTGGTTATAGATGGCAGAATAAACATTTTAATATCCAATGAATACGAAGACGGAACTTATGAGGAAAGGTTGCCCTCTGGTGTTTGGGAATACGATATTCAGGGAGGTTGGAATCATAAATCATCTTTAACTAGCGGAACTGATTATGGTCAAAATATAATTTCTACACCAGGAGCAATTAAAGAAGCCAGTGGTGGACTTTTAGGAAGTGGGGCAACCGAAAATGGAAATGTTTTTTATGGGGCTTCAGTCTATTCTGATGCCACCACAACCAAAAACGTTATTTTAGTAGATGACACAAACGACACACTCTCTAAGTCAGGATATTTAATATCGCAAAAAATAGAAGCATCTGAAATAGAGGACATCTGGCAGAGAGTTTTTCTGGCTACCAAAGGACAAGGCGGAAAAATTGTAGTAAAATATAGATTAACAGAAGAAGATCCTGAAACTTTTACAATTACCTGGACAGGTGAGAATAGTTTTACTTCAACAGGT